AAAATATGATATTAATACATTGCCAACCGCAAATGATAATAGATCATTTTTACAATTATCACATTTCACGACCTCAATGGTTAAGGATACACCAACATCCCAATTAACTTTAACAACGGTACCACAACTAATAAAATTATTGGTGGAGTGGCATATAACCAACCCTGAGAATGACCAAGATATTTTTACAGGATATGTTAATCTATATAATTTACAAAGACAAAAAGACGATAGGTTAAATAGTAAAAACTTTAAAGTTACCACTGATATTGAGGACATAAAAGGCACTCAACTACCTGTCAGTATTAACTTCCAGGGTCAGAGTTTTGAAAATGCCATTAACTTAATCAATACTTTCATTTCACAATTACTCCAAGGCGAAATAAATATGAAAGATTTTGATGGATATAATGGTAAAACATTTAAACCACAAAATGATGGAGAACAATTCACATTTGTTTTTAGACCATCACCGGCAACATATAATAAGTTAGTAGATTTGGACGGACAATCAGGGGTTGAGGCGGTTTTAGAATCAAGTAATATAATGAGATTTTACCAAAAAGTTTTTTTCAATAATGGTTCTCAATATACAGGTTTTGGTATTATTTCAGGTAGAAATAAAGATGGTAATCCTATTTTTGGTGATCCAATTAAAATTAATATAGATAAATACACCCCATTTAAAACTATTAATGAAAGTGTTACTTATGGTGTGTTAGGGGCTCAAAAATTATTTCTAATATCCCAAGATTCGCAAATAGGTCAAAAGAAAATAAATTTAAAGAATACTATTTATGGTATATCACAACCAAAATTGGTTGATATGGAAAATCAAACAGAACCAATTGCTAGAGGTGATAAATTAATGGATTTAATAAGTTTAATTGTTAAATTCTTAACAGCTCACGTACATCCATATCACGGGTTATCACCAGTCCCAACAGCATTAGACGGCACATTATCTGCTGATATATTACAGAAGATGTTGGATGCTCCAAACACAATTCTAAACCAAAACGTAAGAATCAATTAATTATCTGGTTTTATTGATATTTATTGTAAAATATAAAAATGTCAATAAATAACTCATATTTCAGTAGAAACAACACTCTATTATATAATACATATACTAATACGGGTCAGGCGCCGATAACGGAACTTTTCTTTGGTTATATTAATACCGAAAACCCAAATACAATATATAGTAGATTCATCTTTGACTTAAATTTAGATTTATTAACTGAGAAGATTAGTAACGGAATTATCCAAACAGGATGTACCAGTTCTATGACTCACACATTAATAATGACCAACACCGCATCATTTGATATAGGATTATTAAAAACTACTAAATTTTCGGGTAAAATTGAGAGATCGTCATCTTTTGACTTAATATTATTTAGAATACCATTAACTTCGGGATCAACAGGAAACACTCAACCTTGGGACGAAGGGGTTGGTAGAGAATATGATTTGGGTATAGGATTAAATGACACTGAATCAATTTTTACAAGAAGTAACTTCTCATTGGATCCGTCCAATTGGTTTTATCGTCAAACAACATTACCTTGGTCAACAAATGGTATATATGACAACACGAATTCAATAACAGGGTCGGGTATAAATTATTCTGGTCTTACGATTATCGGAGAACAACATTTTGAATTTGGAAATGAGAATATATCTTTTGATATGACTGATGAGATTAATGGTATTTTAAATGGCACAATAACAGGAGTTACTGGTTGGGGTATTGCTTATAAACCAAACATAGAATTATTCACAGGGATAACTCAGTATTTTTCTGTTGGTTTCTTTACTCGTCATACCCAAACATTTTACGAACCATATTTATTAACTAATTATGACGATTTAATTACTGATGATAGGGATTTATTTAGTTTAGGAAGACCAAATAAATTATATTTGTATCTATATGAAGATGGTAATCCAATTAATTTAGATTCCAATCCAATTGTTTCATTATTAGATAGTAATGGTGATGTAATACCGTCATTATCCGCAATTACAACCTGCAGAAAAACTAAAGGGATATATGAGGTAACAATACCTGCATTATTGGGGTTTAAGTCACCTTGTACATTTACAGATGTTTGGGAAAATTTATATCTTAATGGGGTTGAATTACCTAATGTTGAAAATGAGTTGGTAATACAACCATACAATAAATCGATAACCATAGGAACTTCCACTAAAGAACCTGCTATATATGGTTTTGATTATTATGGTATAAAACAAGATGAGAAAATATTAAATACTGATTTACGTAAGGTGGGTGTTATTATTAAAAAAGAATACACATCAAATCAACCATTAGAAAAAATTAAGGCGTATTATAGGGTATATGTTAAGGAGGGTCAAACCGAAGTTCAAGTTCAAGAATGGACTCAAATAAATAAAACACCAAATGAATACTACTTTATATTTGACACAAGAGATAAAATACCTAATGAATATTACATTGATTTAAAATTAGATGTAACGGGAGAAATCAACACATACAAAAAACAAATAAAGTTTCAAATTGTAAATAAAAAATGAAAAAAGTAATTAGATTAACCGAATCAGATTTAACCCGTTTAGTTAAACGAGTATTAAGCGAATCACACGAAGAAGGTAGTGATAGATATATGTTCTTTTCAAACTTAGAACAGATGAAAAGACAATGTGAATTTCTATTAGAACAAGATAGAGGGATGATAGAAGGAATATTGGATAATGGTCACGATTGGGCTCAAGACCATATCGCTGAATCCAAAAACAATATGGATCAAGTTTTTGATTTTATGATGAATGAAATTAAAGGTGATGGAGAACAACATATGGATAATAATTCTTTTGATGATGTAATTGGTGAGGGTAGAAAAAAAGCGGGGACTAAATTATGTGCGAGAGGTAAGGCAGCCGCAAAAAGCAAATTTAAAATCTACCCTAGTGCATACGCAAATGGGTTCGCGGTCCAAGTCTGCCAGGGTAAAATGAAAGGATTGGATGGGAATAAAAAATGTTCCCCACCATATTGCTAATTCAAAAAAAGTCATTATCTTTGTAAAACCAAAATCGGATATATGACACCCTACCAATTTGTAAAACACAAATTTAATAGATTAACTTTTCATTATTATAAATGGATAAAACAACGTCCATTGGATCAAAAGTTAGACCCCGAAATTAAAGAGTTTCAAAAAACCTGTTTTCACATTTGTCGTAAATTAATTAATCAGAAAGATTCAGAATTAATATTAGCCCCCATAACAGAAAAACGAATCGTTAAAAATGAAAGATTGGGTATATACCTAACAATACAGAATCAACAGGCGTTTGTAACCAATCACGTATACCATTATTCTATCCTTTTAGAACCTAGAACTTGTGAAAGAGTAGTGTATCTATTTAATCACGAGATAGAGCGTCGTAGGAAGTCCTATGAGGTCGTAATCAATGGACAGATTAGTCACTCACTTAATGACATTTTTAATAAGTTCTAATTTCCTTTAGGATTTTTTTAACCAATTCATTAACACCTTCGTTTTTGGAAGTATTTTTTTTTGGTTTATAATGAGTCATTTTTGGTTTGTTTCCCGTTCCTGACTTAGAATGTGATTTCTCGGCGGTTCTTTTTTGTTGACATGCTGACTTTTTTTGTGAGTCAGTCATTTTTGAAGCAACACCAGCGGCCCTACATTTTGGATATCCTTTATCGGAAGCTTCGGGTCTACCACAAGGAGGATGTCCCCCACCCTCTTTTTTACGACATATATTAACCCAAGGACCTTTTGGTTGTTTACTACCTTTAGGTTTTTTCTTAGTACCGAACCAAACGGCCAAGTCCTCCCTTAAAACATCCTTAATTATGCCCCTAATGTTTTCGTTCTTCGGTGTTTTACCTAATGGATTAACTGGTCCATTACTACTATTTAAATTATTACCATCATCGTCAGTATCGGTGGGGTGATCCTTAATATATTTAGATATTTTTCTTGCTTTTGTTTCCATTTTCTTTATCTTGTTCTTTGGTGTTGACATTTTACCATCATAACTATCATAAGCCAATTCAGCGTCGTCATATTTAGAGGTTGGTATATAGAAAGGTTGCATTTCTTGCTTATCAAATTCCCTAATACCTGGCGATAACGGACCTTGGTATCTACCTGATGATGAAGATGAATCTGTGGCCTCGTTTAATTTCTTGTTACTCATTTGACTTAATGATTTGTTATTTCTATTTTTATATAAATATCTTAAAAAACGAATTGTTATGATTTACAAAAATTTTAAATGGAATCCTGAATTAACCGAAGAATTTTCTAAAATGGTATTGGATAATTATGAATTAATTGATAATATTGAACAAGCAATAATGATGTTTATAAAATCAAAAGTATATGCAGGAAAATAATCCTTACGCAGTTTTATTTGGTAGTGTAGAATTACACTCAGAAGAACATATAGATTTAATTTTGGGTGTTATGGATAAAGAACACGCCAATTATTACTTGGTGGAAGCCGTTAGATACGCCTATCAGAGGGGGGTATATAGTTTCGCTGAAGTTGAAGTCATATCCAAATCAATAAGAATATTATCTAAAACGGAAGAACCAAAAGAGGGGGGTTAAATTATCTTATTAGATTTACGGATATTCTCCTCACCCCACATAGGCTGAAGGTTATTTAATGACCAACACTCCATAAATTCTTCATCACCCATTTCAGTAATACTAAACGATGAGATGGGTTTAATGTGATCCACATGCCATTCCCCGTAGTTATCCCAAGTCATATTCTCAGTGAATTGATTTTCTAAATGTTCCATTAGTTGTTCTGGATTATATTTTAACACATCAAAATAATGTTTGTTTTTTTCCGCATTATTTTCTTTTAACACCTGATATATTGCGGTTCTGAAATAAGAGATTAGTTTATAGAGGGGGTTAGTATCTCTAAGATGTTGTTGGTAGTCACGTTTGGTCTTTCTAATTTTATCTATATTTTTTTCTCGGTATTCTTTAAGGTATTCTTTGCGGTGTTCTTTGTTTTGTTCGTACCAAATTTTGGATTTATTAGATGAGTATTCTTTATTACCATCTCTCCATTTTTTATCCGATACTTTTTTACCTCCTATATTTCTTCTCCCCGATGATCCAAAAATAACACCGTTCTCTTTAAGAATTCTATTGACTACGTGTTTGCTAATTCCAATCTTTAAAGATATTGTATGTGTACCTAATAGTTCGTCATTATACATCTTTAGAATGTTATCCAATTCTTCTTTGTTTAACTCTATCTTCTTCATATATATAAATATATAACATCTAACCAAAAAACATATAGTTCGTAAAAATATATAAAAAAAGGGACAATTTCTTGTCCCTTTTTTTATATTACATAGATAATTGATTATCTCAATTCTCTCAAATCAAACGTTCTAACGCCATCTACAGTAATTCTTCCGTAAAAGCGATTATTTACCATTTTTTTTGCGTATCTTGTCATAATCCCTTTAATTGGTGTGAAATTAAATGGATTGTACATAGTTGGTGTTAATTGTAGAGGTACGTACGGTGCGTAGATGTAACCTGTATCAAGTAACGATGTACCTTTGTGACCAATCAACACCTGATTAGCAGGGAAGTAAGGGTCACGGAACACTTGGTAACGACCAGCTAATGTACCAACTCTTTCAATACCCATGTTGTACTGATCTTGCTCCGGTGAAGCATTTGATACGTGGAAGTATTCCAAGTCATCAAAAATTGCAGAAACTTCAGAAGAAACTACGATCCAATTAGCACCACCACGAAGAGTTGACTTGTGAATTTGAGCTGACAATTGGTTAATTGCAGTAATCAAAGTCTGATTCCAATCTTTTTGAGTGTATTGAGTTAATGGATTAGATGATGTTCCTCTTTTCCAACCGTTGTAATCCCAACGTAGATTCCAAGCCGCTCCTTTACGTAAGTCACGTAAAATTTCACGGTCAATCTCAGCAGCTACTTGTTCTGACAACAATGCCGTCAATTCAGCCTCAGCGTCGATGTTATGGAAAGCTGCAACGTCTTGAGCTAACTCAGGAGACCATTGTGCTCTTAGTTTTCTTTCAGTAACAGATACAGTAACAGACTGAAGGTCGAAAGAAACTTCTCCAATTTCATCTTCAAATTCCAATGACTTATATCTTCTGAAAATACATTTAAATTGAGATCCAGTATTAACAGTACCAGCAACAGTTAAAGTTAAACCTGAGTAACCGTCTAGAGACGCCGCTCCAAGAGCACAAGGAACTTGTAAGTCAACTTCTAAGTAAATAGTACCTGTCGAATCACATATATCGTAATAAGAACCACCGTTTCCTGTTGATGACCAAGTTGTCGATGTTTGAGCTCCGTATTGTACAATACCTTTACCGTATTTTTGAGTAACAACTCTAAATAGTAAATCTCCAGTTCCCATACCTGAGAACGCTCCTGTAGATATTGCTTGTACCTTTAAATCTGAAAGGAAAGCTTCACTATCAATTTCTTGACCGTCAGGACCGATTAATTTACCTTCACCTACATTAGTGAAACCTGTTAAAACAATTAACGCTTTTCTGTAAACAGGACCTCCGTCAGCACCTGTTGCAGCGACTTGACCACCTGTTAAAGTGTAAGCTGTAGGTACCAATACTCCATTTGACCAAGCAACTGTAGCGGTATCTGTAGATGTAATAGCGGTATACGCTCCTTTAGAATAATCAAAAAGACCAGGAGGATCCAAAGTTGGTTCATTTCCTTCATAAAATCTGTCATAAAGGTTTTTATCGTTATCTCCATAAGCCGCTTGTGATTCTGCAAGTGTTGGACCATTTGGTGCTCCAACAGGACCAAAATGTGCGTTTTGGTTAGAGTCCGCAGCTTGGTATCCTTGGATTTTAGGTACGAAGTAGAACAATTTACCAATTGGTAAGTTCATTGCCTGTACTGATACGATTTCGTTCGCTAACAATTTAGAGAAAACACGTCTTACGATTGGAAAAACAACTGTTTCAAAAGCTCCGTTAGAAGATTCTGAAGATGCTTCGTTAATCAAGAAAGATGCTTGGTTTTCATAAAGTTGTGCAACGTTTTCTTTTAGGTGGCCTTTAAGACCTTCTAGGAACCCTAATTTGTCCCATTTGTTAATTGTATCTTCTTTGATAACCTTAAGGTGCTTAAGACCGATGTTACCAACAAGACCTGATTCTAATAATGCTCCCATTATATTTTAGTTTTTAGTTTTTATTGTTTATGTTTATTTTATTTTACCCATTAGATCTTTCATTCTTAAGAACTGAGGATTCTCATACGTTTTTGATTCAATCAATGTAGAAGCCGAACCTGATGCAGGTGTTTTATCGATTCTCGTTTCAATTGACTCTGTAATAGACCCTTTAGTTTTTGTTGAAAGTTCGTCCTTTATTGTTTTATACAAATTCTTAGATTCTTTTATAGTTTCAACACCGTCAAATCTTCTTAAGATGTTTATTTTTTCTTGTTTTGAAGTTGAGTGTTCTGTGAACAATCTCGTAGCGTACGCTAAATTTGAATTAAAAATAGCAACTTCATTAAGTTTATCTCTAAACACATTAAGAGCTTTACGATATTCTTCGTTCTTTTCTCTTAAAATTTGCACTTGATTAATGTTTCTTTGTTCTTCAATACTGATATTTGATTTGGAGTGAGCTCTTGGTTTTGGTAGACCACCTTTTCTGAAACTTGAACCGTTACCTAATGTACGTGAAGCTTCTTTGGTTTCTTCTTTAGATTTGCCTGAAACAAAAACAGATGAAGGTTTACCTTTATCCATTGTAGTACCTTCTTTGGTTTCTTTCTTTACAGGTTTGTTAAAAATTGTACTTTTAACTTTACCCATTCCGACACCTTTAGTACCAGTTTTCATATCTTCTTTGAAGCCACCTTTAGAAGTTTTGTAAGAGAATTTTGAAGGTTTTCCGATTTTTGCTCCTTTACCAATCTTTGGTTTAGTCGATTCCATCATATCATATTCATCTTCGTCTTCTTGTTCAGACATTTCTTCATCATCAGAATCCATTTCAATTTCATAGACAACTTCTTCATCGTCTACATCAATTGTTTCACCTTCGTCAAAAACTTTTGATATAATACTATCAATGTCGTCATCATCAGATTCATCCATTTCTTCGTAAGATTCATCCATTTCTTCGTCATCATATTCGTACATTTCATCCGTTTCTTCTTCGGACTCACCCATTTGGATTAGATATTCAGAATCTTTGTTTTCGTCCGTTAGATGAATTTGGTCATCGTCTTTTTTAACGATAATACCATCTTTTTCCCCCATCGCCATGAAAACTTTTAATAGTTCGTCATCTGTGATGCTGTCTTCATCTGATAGATCGATAACTTCATCATCAATATCAAGATCCGTATCAGTATCCATATCCATCTCTTCATCATCAGAGTCAATGTCCATTTCCATTTCATCCTCATCGGAATCCATATCCATATCCATCTCTTCATCATCAGAATCCATATCAATGTCAACTTCTGTGTCAATCTCCTCGTCATCTTGTTCAGATACGATAGATTCTTTTACTAATTCTTTGATTTCTTGCTTCATTGTAGATGCAAGTATTCCTTTTGCATTTTGTGAAACTGCCTCTTCCAAATTTTTCATTTGTAGAAGAGCGTCTTCAACTAAAGATTTTTCTTTTGCCATTAGTGCTAATTTTTCTATATAAATATTACCATTTCAGTAAAAAATCATTTATTGTTGGTAAATTGTAAAAAAAAGCAAAAAAAAAAGGAGAACGTTAGTTCCCCTTCTTAAAATAGTTCATTAAATGTTAATCAATAACCTCATCAATTTTACTTTCTGAGATTGAGGTGATTCGCCAATCAAACGTAAATGTTTCATAACGTTTAGTTACCTTAGCCTCAACATCAGTTGGGTTATACCCATTAACCAATTTTTCTTCTCTAACTTTTTTAACTTTGCCAGTTTGTTCGTCAGGCATTTCATAAGTGATTTTAGCCACAAAATATTTCTCGTCCATAATTATTTTTATTTTTTATAAATGTCGTTATTAAATTATAATTTGTCAAGTTCTGTTGACATTAATAACAATCATCTACCCAAATAATCTGATAATTTTCTCATTAAATCTAACGACTTATTTCCTGTTTCACCAACCTGTCTCTCAACTGACATCTTTTTCTCTTCTTCTAAGTTTTCATCATACTTCATTCTATCATCAGCATTTACGAATAGATACGCTCCAGGTGTTGATGGGGATGAAACCAAGTCAAAACAAATTAATTCAAAATCGTCCTGAACTTCATTTTGTTCCCCCACTTTTTTAAGTGATCCGACCCCTCTTGAAGATATACCTAATGTAACACCTTGTCTAAGGTAATTTGCTGCTAAGTCACCCTTGGATGAACAAACTCCTCTTTCGTGGAATCCTGGTGTGGTTAATAGTTTTAATTTACCCATTAAAACATTACCTTCCCACCATACTTCAGTAATAATGTGAGAAACTCTGTCTAAATCTATTAAAGAAGATTCGGGGTGATTTAACTCTGATAAAGATGTTCCTTTTTGAATTAATTTTTTATAATTCTCAGCTTCTCTTTCTAATATTTTTTTGGGGTATGATCTACCATTTCTATTTGGTGTGTCGTATTTTTGTAATACGGCGTAGAACTCAAAAGGTTTGCTATGATCTAGAAAACCTTTTGATTCTTTTAATATATCTTGGTTACCGAACTCTCTTGGTGATACATAACCTGCGTCATCCTCAATAAGAATACCTTTCTTACCTGATTCGTTACCTTTTAAAATTCTATATTCGCTCATATCTTATTTTAACAATAAATACTACGAACTTTATATTTATGCTTCAACTAATACCGATTTGTCTTTTTTACTAACGTAAAATTTAAAATACTCATTACCTTTAAAGACATCATTGTGTATTGAACTTACTATATCTTTAATAGATTTCTTAAGTTCAGGCGACTTAAAATCAATTTCATTTATTAAGAATAAATTGATTTCTAAATTCATAAATGACCTTTTTTTGTATTGTATCCCACTTGTTCTTAAATCTAAATCAACTATAAAATTCTCATCAAATATTTCCCTGTCGATTGTTTCAAATATAACGTGTTTTACAGATCTTGACATATTTAAGACAATCCTTGTCCAATTGTCATAATCATCATTTGGTTCTGCCCAAGATTGTATGTTAATGTAAAGTGATTTAAGATGTTTTGAATCTACTGTCCCGTAATTAATTTTTGATGATTTGTAACCGACTAATTTTGAGGTTTTACCCTTCTTCATAATTCCATTATTAATGTGTTTATTGTTTTAGGAATTATAGGTTAATATTATTATTTTGTCAAAAAATTAAAGTTTATCAATCAATGATTGTAATTTAAATAATTCTAACCTATCAGGAGTTTTGATCTTAATATTATCTATTGTTTCATTAATAGTATTCCTAACCGACTCATCACCCTCATTAACCGTTAATAACGTTAATTTAACAATAGCATCATCTCTCAACTCGTTAAATGTCCTTTCTAATGTTGATTCATCCATTTTTAATAGACCAATAACCTCTTTTTGTTCTGATTCGGTTAAATTACTAATATACTCTGAATATGTTTTATTTGCAATATTTAACATTGAATTTATTGGTATGTTAATATTTGTATTATTATTACAATAAGGTTCTTTTTGTAAATTTTCTACAATTATTTTTTTGTTTTTAATTTTATTCTCTAAATTTAAAACGTCATTTGATCTACCTAATAAATTATCAATATGTTCGTATTGATTATCTACCTTTGTTTTAGACACCCAATCCATAATTAATTTAATGTCTTTATCTTGAACTCTATTAATTATATTTTCATATAGTGTAATGGATTCAAATACGAATTCTTTAGCAATACTCTCGCTCAAACCCTTGTTAGAACTTAGTTCATCATATAGATAAAATAACTTAGAAATATTTTTATTACCAAGAACCAATTTATTGAATGTTTTTATTTCATTCTTAAATGTGTTATTATTATATGACTCCAATAATAGAGTTTCAATTTTCGTTTTTAATATACCAAATTTTACCATCTCTTTAAATGTTTTTTATATAAATATCAATCATTTAACAATCTGTTCAATTCATCCTCCATTTCACCTAAAGAATTCTTTGCTCT